AAGGTTCATATTCATATATAAAACATCATCGGTAACAAGTTCTGATGACTGCTCTATTATTTTTCTTCTTATTGAGTCTGCTATTTGTATTGATGTTAACATTAATTTAATTTATTTATTAAATTTATAAAATAAGGTATTGATTCGTTTTCTTCTTTTCTTTTACGTGGATGGTGGAAGTGACATAAAGTAATACCATTGTTTAATTCATACCTTAGTTCTGGATAATTAGTCCAGCCAAGTATGTGGTGAGCTTCTAACATCCCTAAACAATTATTATCTGAAATCATACATTTTTTCCCATCTCGTTGTTTAACACTCTTACTCCACTCTCTGTGTAATTGTCCTCCTCTGTCTTTTCTACTATCTTTTAGTTTACTTCTGTCAGAAATCCACTTATGATGATTTGAACCAAGTGTTTTTCCTTTTCTCCCTTCACTAATTTTCTTTTTTTCTTCAAGTGTTCTAGGTATACCTTTATTTTTTTTTGAAAACAAACCGAGTCTTTCTTTTTTTTGAGGGTCGGACATATTTTTCCTTCCAGCACACGCTTTACATCTAATTGAATAGTATGATTTTAATCTTTTATTACAATCAGTACAATTATCTTTTTTAACAGTACCTTTGTCTTTATTCCAAGCTGTAGTTAATCCTTTAGTATTTTTGTTCCATGGTATAGAACCCTTTTTAGCACCAATTTTATATTTTATATTTTTATCTCTTACAGCGTGATAATTAGCATAAAAACGTTCTCTACTTTTTTTATCAAAAGTAAATATATCGGTTCCGCAACCACATTTACATTTTTTTGTTATATTTTTATTAATCATTTTTTAAGGTCTTATTCCTACTACTTCCGTAGAAGTAATAGTTTAAAACATTAAGCTATGACAGCCTTCAAAACTGCACCTCTACCTCTGTTTCCTTCGAAAACTTTTCGTCCCCATACAAGTAGACCTTTTACAGTCGTCACGAATGAGTTAGGGTCATTTTCAGAAGATACGATTGAAGTCTTCATGATTTGAAGAGCCATCGCACAGTAGTCTCGAGTTCCTGCTATATAGTAGAAACCATTTGTATTGTTTCCATATACAAGCTCAGATGAGAACACCTGAAACCCTGCAATTTCTCCAATACTTGCTCCTAGAACTACATCTTCGTAAGCACGTCCTACTGCTGGAATAAACTCTGGTGCTTTTCTCAAAGCTCCTTTGAATTTAGAGTTTACAACAATAAATCGTCCTTCCTCTGGTGTTAGTTTCTCACCAAGAACTGTACCAAGGTCAACAAGGTTTGCATATATATTAGTGTTTGTAACAGACAATGCTGTTGCAGCTCTAATGTTAAATGTTGCTCCTGCTCCTATAGCACCTCCTGTATAAGAACCTCCTGTTAGTGCAAGTGTAGAACCATAAACTCCTGTTTCTCCTGTAACTGTACCAAGGTCTGAAACAGTGATTGAAGTTGCGGAAGTAAATGCTGTAACTAGGTAACTTTTTGTGTGTCCAAGTGCGCGGAAGTAACCTCCAACCATGTTGGCTGTAAAAGTTGTTCCTGTACCTGTAACCACACCTGTTGTTACAGCAACTGCTACAGTACCTGTTGCATATGCTGTTCCTAGTGCGTTATCTCCATCAACGTTTCTTGCCATGTATTTAAGAATATCAACATCAATTACTTGAGCCATATCTCTCTTACCTGTCGCTGCGTATTTATTGATAGTGTCTACATCATTTTGTAGCTTATCAATATCATCAACTACGAATTTAAAATAAAACTGTTGGTCAACAATCAAGTCCTCAAATATAGGGGCAAGGTCTTGTGTTGCAAGAGACATACCTTTACTATATGGAACAAGATTTAGTTTACCTAGTGTTCTTACTCTAACTCGGTCTCCTTCGTTTTTAATATCTCCTTCAAAGTCAGTATTAGTAACTTTTTTATACATTGTTTCGTTATACAAAAGATCAATCAATTTCATTGAATACTTAATTGGTGTATTTGCAGCTAACATTGTTTGTGTGTATGCCATTTTGTTTTTTTAAAATTAAATCAATAATAACTATTATGATTTAACAAAACAAATTATTTCTTCTGACTCTTTCGATACTCTTCTGCAAACTTTACAGGATTATCTTGAGATAATCTGAACCAGTCTTCGTCTGAACGTTCAGGTGAAGGAATTTTATCTCCTCCATTTGAACGCTCTGTGTCGATTCTATCAGCTTTTTCCTGTGCTTTTCGTACTGCAATTTCCTCAACATGATCGTAAAGAAATTCTTTAGCTCCTTTAGTCATCAGTTCTTCTAAGTTAGAAGGGTTTTGATTTGGTCTAAAGTATTCTGTTTTGAATTGTTCTTTAAGTTCCTTTAGTTTTGGAAATTTAGTAGACACCTCATTGAAAGAAGATTCCCATACATTCTCATTATACTTTTTCTTAGCATCTGCAATAGCTGGGTCTTTATAGATTGCATCTAATGTAGAACGTTTTATAGAATCTGTATAAGCAAGAAGGTTTTTTTGTTCATCTTCTGTCATCATGTCAAAGCCTGGGATAATTTGTTCTGTATTGTCGCTATAGGTAGCACCATTTGAATCGGTAGTAGTAGAATTTCTCAAAGACTCAAGTTCATTCGCAAGACGGATGTTTTCCTTTAGGATACGAAGAGCTTCTTTTGAAGATTCACTAAACTTTTTCTTATAATCAATATCAGTATTGGCGGTACTAGTATCAATGTTTTCAGTTGACTCTGTTTCGATATTGTCAGGGTTAGCGTCTGTAGCGTCCTTTAATATTTCAATTGTGTTGTCTTCGTTCATATTGTTTTTTTATCCGTCCTATTTCTAGGGTTTGGAAATTATTTTTTATAGTTTTATTATACCACCTTATTTTTAACTTTTGCAAGCTTTTTCTTTTCCTTTATCAATTCTTCCATTTCTTTTACTATATTATCGAATTCTTTGTACAGAAAATGGTCTTTTGTAATTTCAGAAGCTGCGTATTCTTTTTGTCCTTTTTTATCTTCGTAAATAACAAACATTGCTCGCTTTGTTTTTTTACTACTGTCTTTTACGTTTTCTATTACTAGTGTAAGTTTCATATTATTGTTGTATTAAATTATTAATATTTTGTTCCAATACCTTTTTTTCGGTAATTGGAGACATCAGAAAGACTTTTACCTTTCTAATGAACTCTAGGTTCATTTTAAGAAATAAATCCTCTCTAACTGATAAGTTAGGACTAACAATCCTTACTTGGATGTCGTCCAACTCCCTGTCAAGAAAATCTTTTACATCATCATCGGTCAACTTTCGTCCTGACAATACCTCGTCCCATTTACGGTAAGTCTCTTTTTCCTCCTCAGATAAATGAGAAAACTCTGTTACTCCTAATTTTGCTAGATACTTTTTAAGATTGTCCATATTATGCGGTTGCTTGTTGCATTACTTGATTATTACTGAATGGTTTACCTGATGCTTGTCCTTCTGGAGGAGCTATTTCACCCATCTGTGTCATCATACCTTGCTCTTCCGCTTGCATCGCTTGTTCAATTTCATCAGTTGTCCAACCAACAAGTTCCAATTGCTTTCGTTTTGCTATCTTTGTTGCAACAGGGTTGTTTTGGAATGTTGCGAGTACATATTGTGCCTTTTGTAGCATAAATTGGTCTCGTGCATCACTATCAGCTTTCATAACAACATCGATTCTGTATCCTTCTGGAAATACAAAGTCTGATGGATAAATATCTTTCGACTGAATGTCACCGTTTGGTGCCTCCTTATATATAGTAAGTGAACCCATATTGTTATTTACCATCAGTTCGTAGAATATCTCACCCGCTTCCTCCCAACATCTTCTATAGTGTTTTGATGATACTGTATTCCTCTGTCCTGATTGCTCAAGATTTAGCTCAACTTCACCTAAAGTAGTACGTGATTTTGTTTGTTCTCCTCGTTCTGCTGGTGTTTGTGCAACAGATGACTGAATCATGTTCTTTAAAAACTCAATTTGTGCCATTGTGTCGTTTAGTGCTGGGATTTCGACTTGTTTCATTATCTCATTTGGATTCCCAGGTACTCCATAGAATCCGAATGGTTTTGGGTCCATCGCACGTGGTTGATATGTACCGTTTTTCGTATCAAAGAAGTACATTCCAAAGTTTCTGTATGTTCTACTCTCAACATCCTGTGAAAGATATATATTAACAAGTTTATTTATGGTTCGCACACTATCACCTTTACCATCACACCAAATATCATTTAAATCTGGGTCGTCTGCCCATGTAAGTATCGGAAGTTTAGATAATCCAAGTGCTTTTTTTATAGGTTGATTATATAGAACCGCATTGTCTGCTCCTATAACAATCATGTGCCTCACAAAACGATTTTCTTCCTTATTCCACACCATTTTATATGACTCGTTTAATTCAATCAATACCTCAGAAGCATTATAATCATCAAAATTTTCTGCCCCTAAATCCTTTAATCTTTGTTGTCTTTCAACATATGCATCATATGTAGCTTGTGATTTAATAATACCCTCCTTAGTTGCCATGTAGATCTTCAACTTGTCCTTTCCTGTTTGCTCATATTTATGATTGGCAATTATTTCTCGGAGTGGTTTGAATATATTTGTACGAATAATATATTGTGCGGAGTTTAAGTCAAAAGGACTTGCCCGTGGTGAAATCTCAATATCATATGGATCAATCAAATCAATAAAGAATCTTCCTTTATTTACTCCAAGTATCTTAAATGACCTTCCTTGCAGTCCCACAATCTTTTTATCCACGTTATCCACAATATCCAACTTCAATGCATCAAAATAATACTTCCACAGCTCATCCATTACAATCTCACCATTCTTATGTTTATTGGTGTTACCTCTCGATTTAAATTTAAGCTCTGGTGCTTCATCAATCTTAGAAATCCATGTCTGAATTGTCTCACGCATTATAGGAATATTAATTGCTTGTCGTTGGGTTAAACGATTTGTTGCAATCTTGTCGCGATACAGTGCATAGTTAGTATTCCAGTGTTCAAACTTACGTTTTTTAAAATCATAAGATTCTGCTTTTTCTGCAATATGTTCATTGATTAATTTTGTGTTATCCATTTGCTTTTATTGTAGCATAAAAATAATATTTTTTGTCAAGTTAAAACATTCCTTCATAAAAAGGCTCTACCCCTCCCACAGGTTTCATTGCTTGCAACATAGATTTATATGTAATTGGTCTGATTGGTAATTCCCATACCGCGAGGGCAAGCGACATTAAACGATCATCGTGAATATCATCTGGTACAGTAATTCTAGTCCTACCATTAGACGTTGTGTCCCATCTCGCTCCTTCTAATTGCTTAATAAGTTCTGGGTCATCAGGTATTTTTATTTTATCCTGCTCCAAAAGTATCTGTAAGTTTGTGAGTAGTTCATTCCTTGAATTATATGTAAATATAAAAGGACTTATATTTATTCCTATATTTAATAAATCATCAACAACAGATCTTCCTATACCAGTGGAGTCTATTGTTACTAACGGTTTATTATACCGATAAAAAGCACCTTCAATCTTAGCCTTCTGCAATGTATAATCTATCTGATTAAAACTATCTTGAGGTGCAACCCTAAAAGTGTTTAAATCTATTGCTGTAATAACGGTATAGTCATTAGCTTTTGCAAGGTCAACACCCATCTGATACATGCCTTGGTCTTGATGTACCCATTCATCTACTGGATACGTTCGCTTATGAATATCCTTATACACAGCAGATGCGTCCTCTGTAAAATCGCATTCGTATTCCTGATTATATAAAGCTTGTGACATACCAAGTTTCTGCTCCAACAGGTCTTCATCCTTCACCGCCTTAGTATGTGATACCTTTAGTACCTCCACATGCCATTTTGGATTTTGTTCCGCAGCTTTCATCAACTTGTATCCATGGTTCTGTCCTCTGGGTGTGTATACAAATACAGCAAAACCACCGTTTTCCGTTAAAATAGGTGACAAGAAATCCCATACCTCTGGTTTCATAATAGAGTATTCCGACAACACAATACCAATAGGGTTTGTTCCTACAATTCTATCAATGTTATCTGCACCTACCAACTGTAATATAGAGCCATTGGTTAATTCCAGTATCATATCATCTTCCAGCTTCTTCTTAATAATCTCTGGGGGGAAATGGTCAAGAAAACGATAACCTTCCCCGTCCGCACCGTTCCATATAACCTTTCTCGCTTGGTTATATGTCGGTAAAAAGTAAAAATATGTACCTACACGCTCCATCATCTTCTTAGGTAAGTTGGCGAATACCATCTTATCCTTTCCAAGTCGTCTGTGTCCTACTAATATTAAACGCTTACAACCTTCGTCCCACTTTTTTAAGAAGTTTTCTTGATAACTTCTTGGAGTAAAGTTATGCGGCAGTGTAATTATTTTTGTCATATTTTTATTTCTTTCCAAGAAGCGAATTTAATTGCTCTATCATCAATATAATAATCAGCATTAGGTTTTATGTTTGTAATTTCATCATATGGTATTCCATAGTATTTCATCCATTCACCAATAATTCCGTTCTTATCACCCCAAAGACTATGTACAATAATAGTATATCCTAACATTCTAAATGTTGCTAATTTATTTTTGGTTCCTTCTATAGGTTGACCCATTCGCTTACCTTCTACGGGATTTTTATAGTCGTGTATTACTCCATCGAAATCAATTGCAAGAATTAACTTTTTCATTGATATTATTATATGGTATATATTTGCATATGTAAAAGTGTCACAAAATTACAACACGGTGTGTGGTGTTGTGTCAAGGAGAGTTTGGGGAAATTGTGTCGTGCATTTTGGTCCTGCTACCTATCCTAAAAATTTTCCCCAGTGGTGCCGTACCCCGCCCCGCCCCATGCTGTTGTGTCTCTGTACATATAGCCCCTCACCTCCTCCAGTACCCCACAAAACCCATACTATATATAGTACATGGTAGGGGTTATGATGTCGCACAATCTATGTTGGGGACATGGTCTATAAAACCCTTATAAAATAAGGCTACTTTACCTCTGCCTCAGTCGGTTCAACTGTTTCGATAGGTTTTTCACCATAGTTTACTATGTTTATCTGCACATTGGGAGTTTCAACCTCTTTATTTTCGCTATACTTCTTGCTTGCAAGGGTCTTTGTGATGTACTTTGATACGTCCACTTGCAACCTTGCCCAGTCTATAGCGTTTTTGTCATTAACATTTATGGTCATTGTTGCAAACCGTTTCAAGTTACGTTCTGCACTGCGTACCATTTCGACGGTGTCTTGTATAACATCTGTTAACCATTGTGGTTTGTCGCCGTGGATACTGTCTGCGTAGCCCGCGCCGTAGCCCGCGCGTATCATACTTCCTTTGACGTTTGCGAACGTAGGACTTGATGGGTCTGTATAATATGTTGTAGCCAAGCCCTGTCTCGGGTCTAATATTTGCATAGTAAACATTGTAACACATTTTGTATAATCCATGTCGATATACAAACCATGACGATAACCCGTTTTTTATCGTCATGGATTATATGTTACTATATATAGCTATTTTGCAATCTATGACGGTATGACGGTAAAACCGATATTTTTTTGTGATTTTCTATATATTCTATGTTTTTTTCTTTTTCTTACTATATGACGATATATATAACTTTTAAGTAGAATATATAGAAATACCGTCATGGATTTTAGAATACCCTTATTTTATAAGACTTAAAAAAATATGTCGATATAATTTCTTTATCGTCATTTATCGTCATTTATCGACATATTACCCTAGAACACATCATTTGACACAATTCACCTAGTTATCAATGAAAAATAAAGTTATCCACAATGTATATCATAAAGTCTATTGACAACTATCCCACCCTTTGCTATTCTTTAACTATAAGCAATTTACCAATAACGCTTATATAAAAAATAAACATATGCAAAACATAAACATCATACAGGTAAAATACCTCCCAGTAACAAACACACAACCTTCACGTGTACAACTTATAAACAATAGACTCTCAGAAAGAAAAATTATTGCTTTTGATTATGAGCTTAATAACATCGAGGACATAGCTATTGCATACCTAAAAACAAAAAAGATTAAAGTACTAGGTGTTGATAACGGATACATAGCAGTATTACCAACTAATGCTACATTTGTATCTATAAAATAATATGACAATCAAAACCACAATAACCCAACACAACGCCCGTATCTCCCACGCTCGCCACGCCACCCACCGCACAATCCTATACACCGCCCTTATATCCTCACTATCAACCCTAGTCATATACTCATATGTACTAGAACTAACACTACTTAAATAACTATATGACAACAAAGAACATCACCTACAAAAAAGACGGAGAAACATATACTTTTTATGACGACAAAGGCGAACCAATAATCAGAGTAAAAAATATGTTTGGTATTATTGAACTCATAAAGCTCTTGAACGCAACATGCAAGTAACCTACAAAACCCCCTACTGGATAGTATTCTACAACGGCAAAAAGTACTACTCCAAAACATCAAAGCAACACGCCTTGACTACATTATTGAACAAATAAATAAAAACCTATAATTATATGAAAAACACATACTATATACACTACACAACAAAAAATAATCTCGCACACCGTGAGATACTAAAAAATAGTACACTTGATATAGTAATTAAGTATATTAACCAAGTATTGAAACCTGTCGAGTACTCACTCTTTGACTTTGATACACAGAACACATCAGAACCGAAAGGACTTGTTGCATTTTCTGCAAATCCTCGCAATTACTTTTATAATAATATAAATAAATAATTATATGACGAAAGATCAATGTAGAGAAATAGCAAAAACACTGCCGAAAGGTTATTACTACTCAGGAAAATGGGATAATTTGTATCATTTTACTATGGAAATAGAAAGGACTAGGGAAAACCCAAGTTTTCAAGGATACAGAATGACATCTTGCAAAGAGGAGCATTTACTAGATGATGCTATGGGGTTAAAACACTTAATTAAAACTGGTTACACCTTATAACAAAACAATGAAAACACTATACGCACTATTATCAATCGTAGTAATATTACAAATAATAGTAATAACCTTACTATTCAAAACCCCAACACCTATAACCACATATAAAACCGTCATAGCAAACCTCCCACAATATGGACAATCAACACCACCTAATCAATGCTACCTCTAATATGCTGTACATCATACTCGCCCTTATAGGTGCAAACTACTGGGGACTCAGAGGCTTTATATTATCAATCATAATTTCATACATAATACATATATGGATACTCCAAAATTAAAATACATCATGCAACTTGCAAAACAAGGAAAAACAGTCAAAGAGATAGCTGTTATCTTTAACAAGTCTATACCTACAATCAACAGATACATAGCATTACTCCGCAAAGAGAGATACCCTGTACTTATTATAAAAGGAAGACCACGTATAAAAGTAGACTAGCTCAAATATCCCTCAAACCCACTCCCAATAAAATCACCACTAACAATGGTGTTTTTGTTTACAATCCTTATAGTCTTTTTTATCATATCTCTATCAAATTCAACAACAAGCCCTACAGAAAGCAAACTACCCTCTAATCTCTTCATGTCTCTTGAAAACCAATTTGCCTGCTTCTTCTTAAATGTAAAATCAATATCTCCAAGTATCTTCACCCACTCACTTGCGGTGTGATCTGCTTCCGCCTTATTACTCATATAACTCATAATAGCCCCTCCTGTGTCACTGTTACTCACCGCCTCCTCCTCCTGTTGCATAAAATTCTCCTGTACAAGCTCGTCAATAACACCCCCAAACCCTAATACCTCACCTATCGCCCGTGCATACATGTGAAAATCCGCCATTCTAACAAGCCCGTCTTTCGATACTCCCTCAACGTCAATCTTACTTAACACATCAAATATACCACCTAGTATATACGGTAACTTTGCCTTAAACTCCTTATGTAATACAATAGGTGCTTGTGTTTTATTTATCTTGTGAACTTCTGCGAGTACTGTTCGACTCAATAAATCCTCTCGACGTATCTCTTGCGATACCGATGTAAGAATAACTGGCTTTATAATCTGCGATATATGTACATCACCATCAGTATACAACACTCTCTTTCTATGCGCTCCACCTGTAGAAAGCACACATAGTAAATCTGATAAATCCTGTGAGATGTTAGAGATGTTATCTATAACAGAGAGATGCGACGATGACAACGCAACCCTTGTATCCTCAATCTTCTTACTATCAATGGTGTCAAAATCCGCTTGGTTAGGGTCAACTAGATTGCGAACAAACAAAGCTCCTGTACTTTTACCGCTCCCTTTTGCTCCGAACATATTAAGTACTGGATACTGTACATCAGGTATGAAGTAGAATATCAACACACATAAAAACAACGGTCGCATACGCTCGTCAATATTTATAAAATCAAAGATATCATGCACACTACCACCTCCAACTGGAAACATCTGCTCTTTCATTCCCGAACACGGCTTGAACAATCGTATATCAGGACTCTCTCCAACCTCCCATCGCCCGTTCTTTACTGTTACAACATTTCCCTTATCATCACCGATGTTATAGCAAATAAACCCATCACTATTCCTAGTAATTCTGTATTGTAGTTTTGTACTATGTGCTATTTTTGCATCAAGTCGCATCATCAAGTTGTTTACCTGTGCATTGTCTTTAGGCTCAATCACTTGTATTATCCAACGCTTGGCTGAACTACCTTTTAACTTATGGTTATGCTTCCCATCAATCTGTATATATATTTCTCCGTCTGTGTTGTCCTTTATAATACTTCCACCCGCTCGCTCAACAATATCCATATCAACCTCCACCTTGTCCATCTTTGTCTTTTTTGTCTCTTTCTTCAATAGGTCAAAGAAAGTGTCCTTTACACTTTCCTCACTATACCCCTCAAAATGTTTTTCATTAAAGGACACAACCTTATCAAGTGCCTTTTTAACATCATCAGGGTTTTCTTTGTCCTTTATTTTTCCAACTTGTGTTCCGATGTACTTTAGATTTATATCATACACTCCCTGACCTGTACCTTTTTTACTTTTACCCTCAAGCATTTGTCTTATAACATCAACACCCTCATCAACTTTAATTTTTGTAGCAGTTGTTTTTACTGTACTAAAATTTGTAACTTTCCAACCCTCTGGTAAATCTTCAGGTGTATCAGTATAGTTCGCAACAGTATAGCGACCGTTTATTGTCCATGTAGTGTCATTAACCGATAGAGATGGTGGCTCAACCGTGTGTCCGCTCTTTGTGCCATACCGAACATCTCCCGTGAGGATATCCCCTAGTGGTGTTTCGATTGTAAACTTTGATATATTCATCTCAATATCAGACATCACAAAAACATGGTAACCCTTAAAAGACTCTGTAACAAAACAATGACACAAAACATCTTCATACTTTTTCCAAAATTCTGCTTTATTCATACTTCCAAAAGCATCAATATCAAAAACACGTTGAAACTTTTTATGCTTTTCACTCCACCCCTTTGCAATAACAGCTAGTCCAAAACCCTCATTGTACCACTCTTCAATTTCTGTATCATCAACATGTCTCAAGTAATCGTCTTTCCCATGGTATCTCCCTTTATAGTGAATAGGCATAACCTTATAATACTTCTCTTTCCCCCCCTTGTATTTTTCAACAACTCCGTCTACACTGACTATAGGTTTCTCAACAGGTGCTATATAATAATCCAAAGTGTCTCTGTAAAATTGTGCTAATTTTAGATACTCATTAAGAGAAATAGTTGTCATAGCGAAAGTATAACACATATCCCCCCCATATACGCAAGTGTGTAGTTATCCACACCCTACCCCTTGCTATATTTTTTATGTTGAATTATACTATAGGCATGAAACACGAAATAATTATAAAAACAGGAAAAATAAAAAAACTTAAAGAGAGAACATATATCTTCAAAACAAATGAAGAAATACCTCTTGAATATTTTAAAACAAGAAAGTCATTAGATTTATACACATTCCCTAAATACGTAAATGGAACAGTAGAAGACTATTATGATGAAGGGGGTGAAACAGTAGAGTGGAAAGATTTTGTTGATTTTATAGAGTTCACTATACAAAACATAATTTCAATCCATATAAATGGAGTAGACATCAATCAGGATATAATAGACACTGCAAGCACACATGGTGCAACAACAAAGTTTCCTATGTTATATCATGCACAATTTGAGTTTGAGACTATTCCAGAATGGGTGTTCAACTGGTATCCGAACACTGGCACACTATCAAAACAGAAAGCTACAGAAAAACAGTACAGCATGAAGTCACTAGGAAATTATCCAACAATTAAAGAAGCACTAAACGCTTGCAAATAAATATATGAAAATACAAACATACGAAAAAAATAGTCAAGAGTGGCTCTCAGCTCGTTCGGGTATAATAACTGGTACAAAGAACAAAGATCTCATTGTAAAGCGTGGTACAGGAAAGAAGAAAGGGTTTTACCAACTGATTGCGGATAGATTGCTTGTGCCAAAATCTACAAATGATTTTCTATCAAAGGACTATGAGTTCAAGGAAGAACCACATACACGAGGACATCGACTAGAGAGTGAGGCTATAGCGAAGTTCAGAGACCTCATGCCAACACTCACTATCAAAGACGACTGTGTACTTTGTATATCAGATGAAAACCCACGACTAGGCTACTCACCTGATGCACTTGTGTATGCAGATGATAATGTGTTCGTAGAACCATTTGCTACTATAGAAGTAAAATGCCTCGACGGAGCAAATCACATCGAGGCACTGATAACAAAGGACTACTCAGATTTTGAATGGCAGATAGTACAAGGGTTCATTGTCAATCCAAAACAAAAGTTTGCATACCTTGTATTCTACAACCCTGACCTTGTGCGACCATTGCACCACATACTCATTACTCGTGAGGAACTACAAGAAAAGATTACACAAATGCAAGAGATACATGAACTCACACTGACGGAAGTAGAAGACTGGACCAATAAGATTATAAATAATTTGATATAATCAACCTGTTGGTTGGTACATACTCTTCTGAACTATGAGAGTATATACCAGCCCGCAAGGATTGGAATTAGTTTTAAAGGTAACTTTAAGACAAAGTAATAGTGGGAAACCACGCCTAACAATTAAATATATGCCATTTTTACCACAAGGATACGAATTACCAAAATCAGCCGAGTCAAGATATTTCAAACTTGAACAAGGCGATAACAAGTTTAGAATACTAGGACAAGCTATCACAGGCTACGAGTATTTTACTAATGAGAAGAAACCAGTACGTTCAGAGACACCTTTTAAGGAAACACCAAACATCGGTACAAACGATGATGGCTCAACTAAGAAAGTGTCACACTTCTGGGCATTTCCTGTTTTCAACTACAAGAGTAATCAAGTTGAAGTATTTGAAGTAACACAAAAAACTATCCAAGCTTCACTTGCTGGTTATTCAACAGATGCAGATTGGGGAGATGTTACATCTTACGATATCACTATCAACAAGAAAGGTGAGAAACTTACTACAGAATATAATGTGCGACCATCACCAAAGAAACCTTTGTCTGATGAAGCACGCGCAATTGTAGACGCTACACCAAAACCAAAACTAGAGGCACTATTCACAAATGGAAACCCCTTTGATTCAACTGAGAAATTCGACTCAGTAGTAAAAGAGTTTAACCCTGAAGACGTTCCGTTTAATTAATTTACTCAACATCTCACACTTGTGGGGTGTTGGAATAAGATACATTAAATAAATAATGCAATTAAATGAACACCAACAAAAAGTAGTAGATGAAGACCGTAAAAAGGTAATAATAGGCTGGGGCTGCGGCACAGGAAAAACCCTTGTCTCTCTTTCCTTAGCAAAAGGTAAGACCTTGATTGTAGTACAAAAGCAACAGAAGGTTGATAAGACTTTTGAGAATACTTTAATCAAGTTTAATATATCTCTTGATATAACAGTTGTTACAGTCGATGAGTTCAGAAAGACACATAAGACATTACCCAAGTTTGACACACTTATATGCGATGAAGCACACACTCAACTTAGTGGTTCAGTGAATTACTTCCGTTTTAAGACATTTTTCAAGCCGTCGGAGATATGCAAATGTCTTTTAGAGTATGTGAAGACACATGATATAGAGCGTATATATCTTCTCTCAGCTACAATAGATGCATCACCTATGGTGGTGTATAATGCGTGTCGGATACTTGGAGTACAGTACGGTGTCCTTGAGTGGGTAAAAGCATTTTACTTATTACTTAATGAGAGGTACAAGGTGAAGAAGGACGAAGCAACGAATGATATGTTGATAAAAATAATACAAAGAATGGGGTACTACATGAAGCATGAGAAAGCACCACCACAGATATACCAACAGATATGGGTGGAGAACACACCCGAACAAGCACAACGTATTAAGGAGATAAAGATAGAGTATCAAGATATACAACAAGTTTCAAAAATCTACCAAATTGAAAATGGTGTCCTTAAAGGAAATCAGTTTAAATCGTCAGAGACTTTCCCTTGTCTTAAATACGACATAGTCAAAGACATTATAAAAGACCACCCTCGCATCATCATATGGGTGACTTATACAGAACAGCTGGACCGACTATATGAGACATTAAAAGACATACACCCAACACATACCTTAAGTGGAAAAAGTAAAAAAAAAGATAGAGAGCAACTTCTTACTTCATTACAGTCATCAGATAACTATGTACTCATAGTAAATACCGCCATAAACGCAGGGTGGGAACTTCCTCACTGTCCAACTATGATATTTTTTTCTCTCCCATACTCAACACGCTCTCACCAACGCACACAAGCAGAAGGTAGAATACAAAGACAAAACAATCTGAAGGTTAATACCTACATTGATATCATTACAAAAGGAGCTGTAAATGAAGCTCTTTATCATGCGCAAAAGAATGGTAAAAAGTTTTCAGAAAGAATATACTATAATAAAAACATATGAAAAAACACGAGCAATCTTTTGCGTCCATATACCAGCAGTTCTTACGTGCAGGAAAACACAACCTACCCTCACACGCATGGGAGGCAAAGCATTGCAGAGGTAAAGACTCAATCCCCTTTGCAGAAGTGCCTCAACATCAACGTGATGCACTACTTGCATGTACATCTCCCAAAGGTATGACACACAAGATATCAGATCAAAGCTCAGGGCAGAAACCTCACGATGGTTTCTACTTTAGAAATGCACCAGCCTACCTCGTGTTTGCATACACTAAGAAATTCTACATTATATCTATAAATAACTTCTTGCATGAGGATAAAACATCAAAACGTCGCAGTCTGACTGAGGCAAGATGTGCAGAAATATCAATCCTAAGTGCAGAATATAAAATGAAATAAATTGTGGATAACTTACTTGACACACAGTCAACACCACGCTAAGATATAATAGTAACACATTACCAATAACGTTACATGAAAAATAATATGACATCAGGCAACCCAATGGTAGATAATCAAGACCGAGAAAATAGTTTAACAGATATGGAACAGAGAGAGATTGATATTGCATATGAACTTAAGAAACTATATACAGATAGAAAGCGAACACAAGAGGTGTTAGAGGAAACACAACAAGACCTTGATAAGATAGATGCAGAGATTGAGGAGTTGGAAA